TTGTAGGTAGAACGAAAGTTGATTTGAGTTACTACTCTTAGCGGTTAGAAGGTAGGTGACAAAGTGCCACATGTAAGCAAAGAGTACAAAGAACAAGTTAAAGACGAAGTGAGGAAGGAACTACAACTAGAGATTGACGTTCCCTCACAAGAAACAGCCGACTTCGCCGAATACGGTGCTTCCGGTTTACAGAGATATGCCGGTTATGTACGTGAGGAGTTTCTACCCCAACTACAGTGGCCCCGCGCCGCTCGGATTTACCAAGAGATGGAGAGTAACGACCCTGTAATCGGTGCTGTTCTGTACGTCTGCGAACAATTAATTAGGCGCGTTACTTGGAGGGTACAGAGGGGCGGTCCCAATCGTGAGGATGAGGAAGCAGCGGCGTTTCTAAAGAGCTGTATGCACGATATGGAGACGTCGTGGAACGATACTGTTGCTGAAATCTTGACAATGTTACCTTACGGGTTTGCTTGGCATGAGGAAGTCTATAAAATTCGCACAGGAGATAGTCCAGACCCTCGCCTACACAGTAAGTATAACGATAATAGAGTTGGGTGGCGTAGACTACCTGGACGTGCACAGGCAACTATTGAGTCGTGGGTATTTAATGAAGAAGACCAAACAATCCTTGCGGCAGTACAAGTTCCTCCTCCAGACCATCAGATGCGTGTAATCCCTATGACCAAGTCGTTACTGTTCCGTACCAAGTATAAATACAACAACCCCGAGGGTAAGAGCCTCTTGAGGAACGCTTACCGCCCTTGGTACTTCAAGAAGCACATCGAGGAAATCGAGGGAATTGGAATCGAGCGTGACCTTGCTGGTCTACCTGTCCTGAAAGCACCTGAAGGTGTTAACATCTGGAACAAAGAAGATAAGGTTGCCGTACAAATCAGAACTACTGCCGAATCCTTGGTTCGGAATATAAGGAGAGACCAGAACGAAGGTATCGTTCTACCAAATGAGTGGGAATTAGACTTACTCAGTACACAAAGTAGACGACAGTTTGATACTAACGAAATTATCAACAGATATGACCAACGAATTGCTATCACACTACTAGCGGATATTATCATGTTAGGCGCCGATAAAGTCGGTTCCTTTGCACTGGCTAACGTTAAGAGGGGCTTGATGGGTGTAGCTCTTGAATCTATCGCATACGCAATCGCAGAAGTATTTAATAGGTATGCGATCCCGAGACTCTTCAAACTGAATGCGTTTCCTGGTATCACAGATTATCCACAGTTAGTACCAGGACAGATAGTATCTCCTGACCTCGCTGACCTTGCGAGGTACATCCAAGCACTTGCCGGTGCTAAGATGCCCTTGTTCCCCGACGAGAATGTGGAAGAGTACTTCCGTAACATCGTAGGGATGCCTAGTACTCAAGATATCTCTCCTGAAGATAGGGAGAGACAGTTATCGCTGTTAGACAACGACCACAGCAATAACGGACAAGGACATCCTACAGGAGTGGATACTCGTATCGATGATGGTAGGTTGATGAATGAAGGCAATCCGATTGAGTTGAGGTGATAGAATGCCTTATAGTAGGAATAATGATTTACCTGCGAACATTCGTAGAGATTTACCGAGAGAAGCTCAATCGGTATGGAGACGAGCCTTTAACGACGCTCACTCAAGATACAACGATGATAGTTTTGCAGCACGAGTAGCATGGACTGCAGTTCGTAACGCAGGATGGAGAAAGGAGGGTGACAGCTGGGTGAGAAAAAATTACGAAGGTACGGTAGCTAAGGTGGATGAACAGAATAACCTCGTGTTTGGGTACGCGTACGTTAGTGTAGATAAAGATGGGAGTCAGATCGTCGACCATTCAGGCGAACTTATCGATCCTAACGACCTTGAAATGGCCGCCTACGCCTTCAACCTACAATTCAGAGAATCTGGAGTAATGCATGAAGGAGATGCTGTAGGACACCTAGTAGAGTCTTTAGCCATTACTGAACAAAAATTGGAAGCGATGGGTCTTGAGAAGAACGCTCTCCCCCAAGGTTGGTGGCTTGGATTCTACATCCCGAACAACGACGTTTTTCAGAAAGTGAAAGAAGGTACCTATTCGATGTTCAGTATCCAAGGGAAGGCGATTGCGGAAGAAGTGTAGGGTAGTTGCTGTTTCTTCTGGTACTAGCGCGCTAATACCGGGCTAGTTTTAAAGAAAGGAGGGATCGAATGCCAGGACGTCCGGTTGGTAAGCAAGTATACTTCAAGTGGTGGAACTTTCAGATTGTCGATCGTTTGTGGAAGAAGTGGTACAAAGTGTTCGATAGGATACAAGTGGGAATAATTGAAGCTATCGAATCTTTGGAGGGACCGACCACAGTGGAATCTAACAATGAACCTGTAGAGGCAACTTACACTGCAGTACTTGATCGTAGATTAGGTGGGATTCCTGTCACATTTACTACTGATTTCCTCGAAGCTGATATCGACGACGTAAACAAAGGTGATGTGTCAGACTTAGTAGGGGATGGTATTAAGGTAGAAACTACCGATAACGGTAGAGCATCTATCAAGATAACCTTCTCTAATGGTGTCGACAAAGAAGAGGATATCACTGCTTCAATTGACGCTGACGATGAGGGTGTGAAGGAAAGCGACACCAAGTCTATCTCTGTAACCGTTGACACTGCAGAGGATGAAGGGGGTGAGTAAGTGCCCAGAAGGTTAAGGGACCTGATTATTGACAGAGTCGACTTAGTCGACAAGGGGGATAACCCCGGAGCATCTGTAGCCCTGTTTAAGCGTAAAAATGACGATGGAGGTGGTGATGACAACCTAGACGACGATAGTGTGTTTCTGTCGGCAAACAATGAGGGAGTAGGAAAGTTGTTTGGAATGTTAAAGAATCTATTTGTACAGGAAGGAGTGAAAGACAGCATGCCACAATTTGACGTGAAGAAGTTTGTCGCGGAACACGGCGACGAGCAGCTTCAAGCACGGGTCGAAAAGCTTACCGGCGAACAACTCCAGTCTATTGCCGAGAGCATGGAAAAACTGGAGGAAGACGTCAGGTCTACTTTGGTTCTAGCTTATGAAGTAGACAAGCAGGAAAAAGAGGCTGAGATTGAGGCACTGAAGCAAAATAACAACAACAACAACGATGACGACGATGATGACGATGACGACGATGATGACGATGACAACACTAACTTCCAGAACCGCATCCCTGAGGATGTTTGGAAGAACATGCCTGAAGACGTAAAGAAAGTTATCGAAGAAAGCCAGAAGGAAACCAAGGAAGCTCTCGACCTTGCTAAGAGGTTGCAGCAGGAGAAGCTCGAAGGCGAGTACATCGCCAAAGCAAAGCAGAGCTATCCTACTGTAGTAACTAAGCATGATGAATTGGGACCTGTGTTGAAGCGTATCGCCGATGTAAGCGACAAGGACTACGAAGTTATCGACTCCGTACTCAAAGCCGCTGAGGAAATGGTTAGCAGGAACAACCAAATCCTTAAGGAGTTTGGGTCGGCAGGAGATAGCTCCGGTGGCGACGCTTGGGGTAAGATCGAGTCTGCCGCTCAAGAGCTGATGAAGTCTGATAGCTCTCTCAGTAAAGAACAGGCTGTTCAGAAAGTGCTCAGCGAGCGCTCCGATCTTTACACTGAGTACCAGAAAGAATTGAAAGGGGAGGTGTAATTAGATGTCCTTCGGATACGAAACTCCAGGCTTTGCCTTCACGTTGGAAAGTGATGGTGACATTACACAGTTCACTGCAGTTACCATAAACAGTGACGGGAAGGCAGTTACCGCGTCACAGAACGCTAACCCTATTGCTGGTATTGCTCAAATGCCTGCTGAAAATGACAAACCGGAAGCAATCCGGGTCATGCAGACAGGTATTAGCTTCGCGAAGGCTGACAGCAGCTTCAACGCTGGGGAAACGGTTGCGGTTAGTGACGATGACGGTAAGCTCACCGATAGTGGCAACCACGTGGTGGGCATCGCCCTCACCAGCCCTGGTGGGGATGGGGAGATCTTTGCAGTACTGTTGACTAATACGGCGGATAAAGAGTAATCCGTAACTTAAGAAAGGAGTGATATGAAAGATGCCACAACCGACTCGAGGTATGGTGCATATTGATCGGGCGTTAACGAACATCAGTGTTGCCTACGCGCAGAGTGCTGAAATGTTCGTCGCCGACAGAGTATTTCCCATTGTAAACGTACAAAAGCAGTCTGACCTGTATTTTAAGTACGCCAAGGAAGATTGGCTTCGTGATGAAGCAAGGATGAGGGCTCCCGGTACTGAAAGTGCTGGTGGGATGTACGAAATCGAAACCGCTGAGTACTTCTGTAAGAAGTACGCATTCCACCGCAACATTACTGAGGAGGATCGTGTGAACCAAGACCAACCCTTGAACGTCGATCAGGACTCGGTC